AGCGGTCGGGACCTGGCCGCCAAAACCCTGTGTTCCAGCAGCATTTAACAGATTTACCCACGATGTTGTCTGCGATTTGGTCACCGACGGTGCGAATGAAGAAGTTATTCGCAGTTGACCTCCACTGTTAAAGAAATACCTAGCGGTATCTGCAGAATTAAAAGTATAGGTAATATCAGCATAGGCCTGACTATAGAACGTAATATCGCCCGAACTTCTATTAGTTAAAGCTTCTGTAACAAATTGTCCCGATCCTAGATTAAATCTATTGGTGGTGAGTGTATTGGCAAATGTATCATAAGCATTATTTGGATTTCCAGCACCATATCTAACTGTATCACCGCTAGATACTTGTACAATACTCGGAGTCGTTCCGTTTTGGTGCACTAAGCAATTATAAATGTCATATCTTAGATTTCCCCACTGGGTAGCAGTAACCGTGGTTCCAGCCGATACTGAAGAACTCTGTATTCTCGCTGTTTGGCCGTATCCAGTATTTCCAGAACCATTTCCTAGAACAGCGATAACTTTGTTTCTAATGCTGTTATAATCAACAGCTTCTATAATTCCACCAACACTACTTGCCATTATAAATCCTTATAGTATTACGGCTTCAATTAATTTTTCACCGATATCATTATTGTTTTCTAACGCTATAGCAAAAACATCATTAGCATGCGGAACTGCTGCTACTGCACATCCGTTATCGGCAGCGATTAGACGTTGGCCTTTTCTAACAGCACCTATTACTTTACAAGGAACACGACCTTTTAAAGCGATATAGGTGCCACCTTCTAAATCTTTATTCATCATAAAAGCAGGATTCGTAGAAACCACACCAATTGCTCGTTGTCCCCACGAACAAGCTTCAACTTCGTGATCTTCATGTTCACATACAGACACAACTGTACCTGGTTCATATTCTTTATCTGCTAGATATTTTTCTGCTAGATCCGCATACCGAGCCGCAGTGGCCGTACCATTGAATATATTAGCAGATAAATTACCGCTGCTATCTCTAGCTGCTATAGTATTCACTGCAGCTATTGTTTTTGCAGACTTATAAGACCCAGAAGAACTATCGTCTGCTGAATCATTAATTATTATTCTATCAGCTTTATCGGCTATTCCGATAAACTGTGTCGCTGATACATTTCCACTAGCATCTCTAATTACGATTGTGCTTGCAGAAGTAGATATACTGCCAACTGCTCCGTTTAAAGAAAGTGCATTATTAGCGGTTCCGATTAAATCTCCGATAACGTTACCGGTTACATTACCTGTTACATCGCCGGTGACATTACCTGTTACATTACCTGTTACATTACCTGTTACATTTCCAGTGATATTACCTGTTACATTTCCAGTGACATTACCGATAAATGTAGTGGCGTACACATTACTCCATTTACTTCCAGACGATCCTATATTATAAGTAGCATCCGTTCCGGGAATTATTGCGGAAGAATTAATAAGAGCAACCGAACTAGATCCTATTTTGAATATTATAGGATTACCTAATTGATTTTGAAGTACTGATTCATCACCGTTTTCAACAAAAACCTTAATGTCGTTTTGATCACCTAAAGTGAAACCAGTATCTCCAAAAGAAGCTCCACTATTAAAATTAGCAGCACCTGCTCTAACAAAATCTTCAGCGACAAAATTTCCTAATTTTAAAGCGTTAGCAGCGGTACCCCAAAAGTAATGGTCTGAAGTAGTAACGCCTGTAGTTGCATTAGTGTTAATTAATGTAAAGCCTTTTTTAATCGCTGTAAAACCAGTAATCGGATTTAACACACTGTCAAGAGTAAATGCGTCTTTACTAAGTATAGCGATCGTTTCGCCGCCAGATAACAATTTAGCTATACTGTGGTTAACTCCGGTAGTGTCTTTAACAACCTGGGGGACCAACGCACTAGTTCCAGAATCAGGAGCACTCTCTGGACCTATAAGAACAAACTCAGTACCGTTATATGCATATAACTGTTGAGCCGAAGTGTCAAACCAAAAATCGCCAGTAGTCAGGCCTGCAGGAGCAGTGGTACCTGCTTCTGCACCACCAGCAGTTCTAAATATAGAACCGTCATAAAATTTTAATTTTTTATTAGCAGAATCGAACCAAATCTGTCCCGTAACTACCTTGGGTGGGGCTGTTGTATTGGCAAAATTCTCCATGAGATGAAGAAAATTCTCATTCTGCACTTCACCATATCCGGCATAGTTTTTACCAACGAAACGTATATCTGTTGTGGTATCGATAGTACCATCATCTACTGATACTAAAAAAGTTCCATTAAATCTATCTACTTGATATGGCATTTACTAGCTCCGTTACTATTCTTATTTATCAGCTTTTTAATCTTTACAATCTGCCTACAACTGCTTCAACAACTCCTTCTAGACCATCAAAATCAGCTAGAGCTTTACCGATAACAGTGCCTATCTTAGGGCTATCAGCAGAAGCTTTAGCATAACCCCGACCTGCGGATACTAGCATATCACCTTTCTTAACAGGACCTACGACCCTACAAGGAACTCGACCCTGGAGTGCTAGAGAAACTACGTGTGTATCATTTAACTCCGAGTTCATTAAATAAGCAGGATTTGTAGAAACTATACCAGCGACTTTATTTGTTTCGTTTTCAGCCAATGTTAATTCAGCAGAACCTCCGAACATCAATACCATTCCTGGTTCATAATCTGCATCTGCTGTGTATTTTTCAGCAAGGTCTGCATATTGAGCTGTAGTTGCTGTTCCTATCATAAATTCTGAATATACATTCTTCCATTTATTATTGGGAATACCCAGATTAAATCCTAGGTTATTTTCTGGAATAAATGATGGTAGTGTAGGACCGCCCATGCTTAATGAAGTAGTAGCTGTAATGAATTTAGTTTTTTGAAAAACACTTCCGTCAGTTATTTCTATTATTAGATCTTTATTAGATACGTTTGATTTGATTACAGGGTTTTCGGACCCATCAACGTAAACTTTCAATATATCATTAGATCCCACAAATAAACCTAAATCTGTTATCTTTAATGTATTAAGTATACCAACACTTTGAAGATTCGACGATGTCACTGTATTATTCAAACTAGATCCCGACAATGTGGATGCATTAGCTGTTATTACAATATCGCTTGTTCCGTCGAAATCGATTCCGTTGATTTTTCTAGCTGTTCTAAGTTTTTCAGCACTACTGGCATTTCCGGTTAGTGTTGTACCAGTTATCCTATTAGCAGTGATAACATCAAATGTAGATGTTCCGGAAGGGGCTGTAACATTTCCAGCGAGATTTCCTACAAAGTCTGCTGTTATCGTTCCTGCACTGAATCCGCCGGAACTATCTCTCGAAACTATCGTCCCTACAGTATTATTAGATGAAGCATTCACTGACCATGTTACTTCAGAAGATCCATCAAAATCGGTCCCTAAAATATAACTACCTTTTAACAGTTTATTCGTGGTCGATGCTTTAATAGTTATGTTATTTTGTCCATCAAAAAATGCACCATTGATAGATCTAGGATTTTTCAATCTTGTTGCAGTTTCTGCATTTCCTGATACATCTCCATTGAGTTTAAAATCATAAACTCCGTCGGTCGCTTTTGAAGAGAACGTAATGCCTTTCTTAACTAGATTAAAGTTTTCAATAAAGGATTCGACACCTATTGTAAATTCATCTTTAGAAATTATAGCGATTATCTGATCGTCAACGACGAATTCAGATATAGCATGTGTATCTCCTAGAGAGTCTGTGATGTTTCTACTTCTTAATTTTGTAACTCCGAATCCCTCAATGCCTTCGGGTCCTATTAGATTCCATTCTCCATTAAATATGTATAATTTTTGAGTTTTAGAATCCAGCCATAATGCGCCTTCGGATTCCGTAGGAGCGAAATCTGATACCGCGGCAGAACCTAAACTTTTCCAATCAATTCCATCATACACACTTAAATTTTTAGTGTTGGTACTATACCAAATTTGTCCAGTGATCGGTCTAGATGGAGGATTTGAATTTGCAAAATTTTCTAAAAGAAATACAAAGTTTTCGTTTTGTATTTCTCCGTATCCTGTATAGTTCCTTCCTACCAGTGTCACACTAGTGGTGGTATCTATTGACCCGTCCTCTAGAACTGTTAGTTGTTGTCCATTAAATTTATTGATAAGATATGCCATTATCGCTCCAGATCATAAAGGACCTATGTCTCCCTGATGAGTCCATATTCCTGCTGTAATTGCAAAAACTTTTACTATCCTAGTGATCGAAGTTGCAGGAGCTCCGACAGTCACGGTATCAACAGTAACAGGTTCAATAACTCCGAATGCCGTTCCCGTAGGAGTGTTAAACTGTCTAGTGACCGTTTGTACCTTACCGGTAAAATCTACCTCGGTATTAGAAAGGGAAACGAATTGACACAGTACTCTAGCAATCGTACTCGATTCGTATTCATTAGGAGGTGCGATAATCGCTAGATATCCTGCGATGTCTAAATCTGTAACTCCGTCCGAAATATCCATAGTAAAGGCCAACGACCGTCTTCTAACCATGTTTAATACATATTCTTTATTAGTGGATTCCGAAAGTTCTTCTGAAGAGAGACCCGATGGAGATTCAACTGCTTGATTTACACCAGCTTCGCCTGTTGTAGATAACCCTGTGATTCTAGGACTTCCTATTAATACAACGTCACCGCTGCCGTTGGGAGCTAATTCTAAATCTAAATTAGTAGGAATAGTGGATATTCGATTATCTTCTATTCTGGTATAAACCGTAGGAGTAGTAGCAGGGGAAATGACCGGACCGACATTTAAAATTGTCTGCGTACCAAAGCTGGTAACTCCAGGAATACTAGTAACTGTAGGACCTAAAGAAGTTTTAGATAAAACTTCGATGCCATCGATGTAATATCTCCTATCGATTAGATTTATATTTTCGGTAGATTCCCAAGCTGAAGTGCTTATGTTCCATAAAAACTCATGTGGATCGTTGCCTTGTAATATGATACCGCCGCCGTTGGCATTTTCGTCGTTGTTAGATGAACTGTCTCCGGTTTGTGCTAAATTGATAATTTTATCTTCGACTTGCAATTCGGAAGTCTTAACTACAGTGATATCTCCGTCATTGATCAATAAACTTCCTTTAATCGTGACATTTCCAGACACTGTTAAGTCGCCGCCGGTGACTATTTCACTATCAGAAATTCCATCATATAAGTTGATCTTTCTATCAGCTGAGTTTATATTAATGGCAGTTTCAGCAACAACTCCTCTTCTTACTAAAATATTAAATGCTTTGTCCGAAGCAATGTTTGCTAAAATAACATTACCTCCACTGACCAAAAGTTGAGCCTGGCTAGCATCTCCGACGATCAGTCCCAGATTAGAAGCAAGGATCAACTGTCCATTGATGATGTTTGATGTGTCGTTTCTCACATAGGAACTAGCCGGCTGTCCTCCCAGACTATCAGAGTTGGTGGCTGTTACATTAAATTTAATTCCGCTCAGTGTACCTTGATTAAATCCTGGCTCTATACTTCCGCTAAAACCATCTATAGGTAATTTAGGTGTGAACGAATCTTTTGAAAAGATTCCTAATAAAATTCCATTGGTGTATAATAAACTAATAACACGATTTTGATTCAGTGTATCTAAAACACTAGTAACTTTAATACCGCTTAAACCCTGGCTGACAGAATAATCAGGACCTAGCAGTATTGTATTTGTTCCGTCGTAGAAAAATAATTGTTTATTCAAATCATCGAACCAAAGATCTCCAACGCCAAGTGTTAACGGTTGTGTCGTTGATATCGTCGCAGAACTTACAGGTACGAATCCGCTTCCGTTATATACTTTTAATTTTAGTTCAGAAACATCGAACCAAATTTGTCCTCTGATAGGATTAGGAGGTTCACTAACATTGGAAAAATTTTCCAATAACTTAACAAAATTTTCGTTCAGCGCTTCGCCAAATCCGGTATAATTTTTTCCAATTAGTGTTAGGTCAGTAGAGAAATTATCTGTTTGTCCATCTGCTAAATTAGATAAAATCGTTCCGTCTGTTTTATTAATAGTATATGCCATTGTTTATCCTTAGAAAGCCGGCGGACCTGATCTAATAATATAGTTGATAGTGAGGTAAGGGTTCATTACAGCGAATGGTTGTCCTAGAGATCCTGTAGTTCTTACTCCACCAGAACTTGGTAAGTATTGACTTTGTGCAACAGTAGTAGGTCCTTTATCACTAAATGCTCCCGAATCCAAAGGAGCCGCAGTATCAATACGTGTTGCATAATATTGCTGTCCGGTTGACCCTCTCATCGTATGATCGTGATCTGGAAGGTTGTTTAGTATCAAGGAATTAGAACTCTGTCCACCAGAACCTCCCAAGTTATCGGGATCTGTACCAGGAACCCTATCTATGTTTCCGCCGCCTGCATCAACATATCCACCTGTAGTATTAGGAACAGTAAATCCATTGTCCATATTATCTCTACCTAAGGGGAATCTACCTCTTAGGTCTGGTAACTTAAACGTTCCCACACCAATGCTAGTACTACCATAGATATTACCAATCACATCATATAAATCGGGATATTTTGTTCTTTCTACCTCCGAACCATCACATAATAGATATCCTGTAGGAGCACTAGATCCTGCAAAAGGCATTATAGCTCCTATCGGAACTCCCAAATCGGCAATAAAAACATTACGTGTTTCTTTAATTAAGCCAGTGCCCGGTCTAAAAACTAAAATCGTGTCATCTTCTTGAGAAACATTGGGCGTAGGGGATAATTTACTACTGATAATGTTTGCTGTAAGTGTCGTTGTGAAAGTTTTAGTTAACCCTCCGACTTGTCCGTCGAAATTAAAACTAGGCGACGAAACGTCGCCGGTCATCTGAAACTGTGTAGAAAATTTTAAATTATTTGCTGTGGCTGCGTTTCCGGTAATACTTCCGCTTAGTGTACCTTCTATGGTATCAACGATTAGTCTCTTCGCTCGAATAACATTCCACCTTTTAGTCTCTGTTCCTATATCGTAAAGGTCAGTAGTCCGTGGCTGTATATTAGAAAAATTCGAAGTTCCGGATATATCAACTCCGTCACCGACGATAAGATTTTTAGCAATAGAAACACCACCAGCAGCTCTAATAGTACCATTGACTGAATTAGACGCTACGTTAGTATTAGTGAGTATAATATTACCATCGATGACAAAATTACCGCTAACATCTAATGACTCTTCAGGATCAGGAACATTGATACCGATCTTGTTATCAATGACTCTAAGAATTGTTTCTGGAATTCCTGTTCGGTTGATTTGCAAGTCAATGCTAGATCCTTCTGAAGAATTGTATATTCTTGCGGCTGTGGCAGATGTAGAAATACTAAAATTTCCATCAATACCAACTGTCATACCTGCGTTATTTCTAATATTCAACCCGTATTCTGTGGTGTTGATCACATCAGATCTTAAAAATTTTCCTGCAGGTATTTCTACATCATTGATATTAAGGGCATCGGCAGAAATAGACGTAGAATACAGTTTAGTAATCAAGGGTACAGCAGATTCATCTATTTCCGATTCCGTGATATTTAAACCGGTTCTAATTATTGGAAATCCAGAAACCGTGATTTTTGGAGTAAAGCTATCTTTACTAATAATAAAAACAGGAACATCTTCTATATAAAACACCAATACTACGCGACTAATGCCGTCGGAGTCGTCGATCTGTTCAACAAGAGGACCACTTCGTAGACCAGTTGAAAAATTAGGTCCTACTAAAATCCATCTTGTTCCTGAATATACATATAGTTGCTGATTAGTTGTATCTACCCACAATTCTCCAGTTTTAGAACTCTCTACTCCCGGTTCTACTGGGCCTTTTTGTATATTACTAGCAGCTTTCCATGCAGAATTATCCCATATCTGCAGAACGCCATTTACGTTATCATACCACAATTGTCCTTCAGTCGGATTAACGGGTGCAGTAGAATTAGCAAAATTTTCTAATAAATGTAGAAAATTTTCTGCAATAATCTGTCCGTATCCGGTAGAATTTCTTCCTGGAAAATTTAAACTCGTGTCTGTATTCGATACTGTATCGTAAACAGTAATAGCACTTTTATTGGCTCTATCAGTAAAATTAACAACGTATGGCATCTTTATACCTCACTAAAGCTCGTTAAGCTCTGTACACGAATCGTATAATCGATCTGAAGCAGTCTGTTTAAGGATTTCTGTACAGGGTGAAATACCACATGTGTTAAAAGTTTTCCGGTTCCTGTTGAACTAAAGCTTCTTAATCCCAACTCATCAAAAACAAAATCACCATCCAAAGATTGGCTATTATCAAACGCTTCTTGTCCGTCCGGTTCACCGTAGTCTAGTAAACAGCTTATAATAATGTCACTGTAAGTGGCGCCGCTGATATGGCGTATTTCCATTTTATTTCTTATTGGATCGGTATTGGAAGACGAATTTTGGTCTACAATCTTGCTATATGTTTGATTATACAAACTAGCATTAGTTCCTACAGTGTTTGGGGTGAGATATGTGATAAGTCCTGTGGGGTCTACAGCGGTACCCCCACTACCAAACGCCATTTCGTATATTTGTCCCTGCCCTTGGCTAGATAATGCATTTACCATAGCTATACTCATATTTTCATAGTGTATAGCGTTTCGCTTATCGATAAAAATTTCTTGAGTTTCAGGATCAAATATTTTAATATGTCCTTCAAAGTGGAATCCCCCAGTTTCGTTGGGTTTTTTTTCAGATTTGTCTTCAGGCATGGTTGTCTCTTTTGGTTCCATAACTATATTTATTCAGGTAATTGACTGGTCTTTTCATTGATGAATTTAATTATCGGGGTATCGTTTCTCGTAAAAGTTACCCCCTTACTTGCAGAGTTTTCGCCTCGTTCTTGCCAAGTTCTTCCGATTTTTCTAATTACGGTGATTCTCGTTCCCACTGGTGCGGGGGTAGTTAATCTCAAATACGGGTTTGCGCCGTCTACACTAAACTCTGCTTCTATTCTCTTATCTGCTTCAGGGCTGATGACTCCAAGATTTTCGTCATAAATGTCAATACTTGTTTTCAGTAATCTCTTGCCACCTACGAAAACTTCGATGTCATCGCATTGGCCATATTCTGCCGGGATGCTTAGATACGTACCATCGACGTCTTGTAATCTGTAGAAAGTTCCGTTAGATTTAGAGGGAACAAATTCTAAAGGTCCGATTAATAAACTACTTCCGTCGCTGACAAAATCGCTTCTTATCTGTTCTTCGTTATACGGTATTGTTTCTGTGGGACTTATATCGATCACATATTCGCCAGAAGTGTATAGTTCCGATATAGCAGTTCCTTGGCACCCTCTTCTCAATTTTCTTAAAATATTTCCAGATTTTTCAAAATATTCTATCCGTTCATTACCGATAATTATAGCTCCGGGGATATTTCTTGACGGAATTGGATTGAATAGCTCTGTGCCGTCGGTGACTTCTATTTCTAAATCATAGTAATTTAAATCTTTTGCCAATAATAGATTGGCATTTCTACTGTATCTCTTGAAATGATATTTGTTCAACATGTCTTTGAAAATTTCATAAGCTACTGGTTCTTGTTTGATCTGAGATCCAAATTGGATTATTTTTATCTGATCATTTGACACAGTTCTATCTTTTAAAATTATCGAATTTTGAAATTTCGAGAATATGTAATCTACGTCTTGAGATAAACGAATACCATTTTTATAAACCCACAGGTATGAAATATCCAACGGAATTCTGCTTAACTTATAAATTAATTTTCCTCCAGAATATTCGTCTGAAATGATATCAAGAGAAGGATATTCGCCGAACCATGTTAACTCTATAACATCATCCTCAAATAATGGTACCAATGTTGATATAACTAAATCGTTATCTTCAAAATAAAATTCGGCTCTAAGATCAATTTCTATTTTTATCTCATCACCCAAGTTTAAATTAGAAATGGTAATTAAGTTTTGATTACCGTCATATACGTAATCTATTACAAATCGTTTAAGTTCTTTATTGACATAAACCTTGATGTTTCCGGATGTAATATTTCCAATTGCTTCCTCTGGATCGACTCCGACACTGAAACTGTTGTTGACACCATCATAAATTTCGTAAACAGTATCTATTCCTATCAGTGCTCTACCATTTACTGTAACCAATGCGCTAGAATTTGAAGAACCCCTCTGCAAATTCACAAATCCATCTATAGCGAATTTTCTAGAGCTTCCATCATAATAGTACTGCTGCTTGTTTACTCTTATTAAAGATAGCCCGGACGAGTCAACATCGTCAGCAACTCCGATAGATATTACTTTAATGACTGTATTTCTCTCAGGCGGAATTCCAAATTGTACTAATACTAATCCCTGATCGTCGATAAAATCACTGCTATTTACGTAACCAATGTCTGTTAACTCTCCGTTAACCGTAACAGAAATAGCAGATGTTTGGTCATATCTAGCTTTGGTTAGGAAAAAGTTAGTCTCGCCGTCGGCTACGAACTCTTGGTAATCTAATAACTCAAGACCTCCGATCCCAACACTGATTATTTCTATCACCGATGTCTCAGCAGGTGCAGTTTCAAAGACCACAGAATTATTCACTATATCTAACACATAATCAATACCCGATACTTGTTTAATTTTATCAACATAAACTATTACCGATGATGATTCGAATATTTCTAGATCAGTAGAAAATGTCTTGGTATTATTGTCTCCGAGATAAATTTTAGTCTGCAACGGAGATGCACCAGTTTTTGTCACGTTGTAAACACGGATACTGACACTTTCCAAAACCTGGCCTGGAATATTTTCTTCAGGAGCCGGTACTTGTGTAGGATTTACCAAATCACTACCGTCTATTATTATTTCTTCTGCTAATGTTCCTGTAGCTGTAAGGTACGCAGATCCTAAAGAAGAAAGATTTCCTCCGCTGATATTTGTATCTATAAGATTTACATCGTTGATTATCAATGAACCGTCGCTGTCAATAGTTCTGAATATCAAAGTATCGCCGGGCAACAATCTAAGATAAGGTAGCCCAGTTTCTTGGTCAACAAATTCTATAATGTTGGTAGATCCGTCTCCTACAAAAGTCGGCATAAGGGCAGTTTCTGGAGCATTTATTCTGCCGTTGGGTTGTATTGTTGATCCGTCATAGATGCTAAAGAATGGGTCATCAATTCTAATTGTTCTAGTATTTTGAGAAATTTCCGAAGAATACTGTAAATTATCGACCTTTTTAGATAATGTATCTTCTAAAGATAAACCTATGTACGGATCGTCAAAATTACGTTTTAGATAAATTGTTACCTGCTGACCAGCCGCAGGAGTATAAGGTAGGGTAATGCTGAACTCTTCCCAATACTGCTCCCATCCATCATCCAATGGAAGGATAATAGTTCCGGTTGTTGTTTCAACTGTATCTGCGATCGCAACATACAATCTTCCAGAGACTTCAACAACTGCTCCGGATCTGTAGGGTTCTATTTGACCATCGACTTCAGAGTCTGGAGCTTGATCTATATCCATTACATAATAGAAGTCTCCATTAGACTCAACGCTATCCCATCCTTCTGTAAACCAAGGTAAAGCATCCCAGCCGCCTGTGACGTCAAACGTCGTTCCCTGTATAAGAACGCCGCCGTAATCAACACCTGTCATTAACTGATTAATTTCTTTACCCTTCATTCCCGAGAAAGGCTGATAATATTTGTTGATTCTATCTACACTATCGTAGAGATCTTCGTTTTTGTCATATATGATTTGTATCACATCACCTGCTAATGGAGGATCATTGAAAATTAATTTTCCTCTAATAACAGTATAAGAATCGTTGGCCGATGTATACAGGGTTATGCTATACTGAGATGAAAGCACTAACTGATTATTTTTAATAACTGTTATTTTACTTTTATCCCGTGTGGGAGCATATGTGAGATTAAACGATGCACTAGAACCGTTAGCTATGAAAGTTTGATCAAAATTGTAATTTTCAAATGAGCCTGTTTTGTTAATTCTATCAAACTTTATCTTTAAGTCAAACATTCTGACTTTAGAATCTCCTATGATAGCCACAGCCTTGGCTATATTTGTAGAATTACCGTTTCCTCCCACCAATGTGATTGTTGGTGCTTTTGTGTATCCATACCCGGAATTAGTAACTCTGATCGCAGAAACTTTGCCGTTTACAATATAAGCGGTAGCTGCGGCAGCTTGGCCGTCTCCTTCGATTCTTACCGTAGGCGGTGATGTATAGTCTGCACCAGGATTAGATATCTCTATGGCAGTTATTATATAATAATTGTTATCTGTCCAAAGTTTCCAGGGGAATTCTGATAATCTGTCATAAGAACTGCTTACCGGAACTATTCTTCCATCTATTTTAGAATAATCAGGAGGAAGATCAAAATCTGTCAATAAAGAATTAGTGTTATCGATATTGGTATATCTGCTAGTAAATTCTCTTATTGTAGTTCTATACGGTTTGACTTCTTCTAGATAATCTCTATAACTATCTAAGAAATCGTTTTTAAAACTTAATTTTTGTTTTAGCGGTCCAACATTATGTATAGCGTTTAAGAAGCTAGTCTTAAATGCCCAGTCAACGTATTCTTGCTCAGAATATAGATAATTTATACACTTAAAGAATAGGTTATTCCATTCGACACGCAAATCATCTTTGAAGATATCTTCTTTTATCGCTTTTAGTATTATTCTTAATTCTAATGAAGGTTGAAGGTCGTACAATGTAGCATCAAATGCTCCAACATTGTCAAAACCTAATGATTCGGTCTTGGTATTATATAACGACTCTTTAATTCTAATCGTGCCATTTTGACGGCCGACAAGATTATAATTACTTCCAAAATCTCCTAGGCCATCTTGTGTTCTTTCTATCACGATCCACCCGCCGGTGCCGTATTCTTTTACTCTTACAAGATCATCAATATCAAGAACCAATGTAGGCTCTAAATATAAATTGTCTATTTCTATTTTAATCTTAGATTCAGCGGTATAGCCTGCTTTCCACCAATCGATATATTCCCAATAATTTTTTACACTATATGCCTGTGTCTTGCTTCTGTAAAAACCTAAACGTTGCTGGTCGTAACTGTATATACTCCAATAACCGTTTGATGTTTCGTCTACTTCGACTAACACACTAAATTCTCTGATTTTTATCAGTGCTGAGGAATAATTTTTTCCTTTTACTGTTATAGTTGCTGAGCTAACTCTTCCTTGGCTATCTATAGTCAAGATACCCTTAGCTCCTGTACCTGTACCTTCTATCTCGATCGTAGGCGCTACTCGATAACCGAATCCAGTATCTATAATGTTTATGCTTTCGATTTCTCCGTCGATTATCACCGGTGTTAGAATTGCTCTACGTAATCTAGCTGTACCTACTTGTTCAAGATCGATGAAATTGTCAACAGCAATATCATATTCATTTAATTCTTCAGATGGTACTTCGTCCTCCGAATTAAAATTATCAAAATTTGCAGTATCTGCGAACGGTCTTGTTTCTAATATAGAATTTATGTTATCGATTACAATCTTTAATATCTTTTCTCTATCAACAAACATAGATTGTCTTGGTCTAAACAACACACCATATTTTTGTTTGATAGGAAGATTTTGATCAGGAACCGGATTTCCTTTTTCATCAAACCCTACAAGGCTGTCTAACCATTTTCTTTCTAGAGATGCGGGCGGTAGACTATCAGCTTGTCCTTCGGTTAACAATACATATTCACGATGTATCGGAGTTAGCTCTCCTCGTGTTTTCTTGTATTCAATATTTAAATAAGTTTCACTGTTTGTTATTACAGAATCAAAATTGTAGAACAAGAAACTATCAGAATCTGTAAATGCCATAAATGGTAGATTCGCTGCTGCAGGATTTTGGATTATTGCTGCAATATCATAGACTGATTTTCTGCGATTTCCGGCAATAGTTTTTTTATTTTTAACCCAATAATAATATTTTGTCTCTGACAGCTCACCTGTATTGATATTATAAATCTGCTTGACAGAATAAACAGAATCGTCAGGATATACAGGCTGTCCTGAAATTCCCACCGACAAGCCATCAGTAGTATCTGCGATCGCCGACCACTCCGATGGCAGTAGCACAGACTCAACCCACTCGCAGACATCAACGGTAGATCCTACCGCAAATTCGCCCCAATTTCCCGAACGATAAGTAATATCACCTTGTTCATAGTTGATCCATTTAACTGTATCTAGATTCCACCAGACTTTTCCAACTTGTTTTTCTCTCCAAGGCTGGCTAGTATCAACCGATACAAGATCATTTCCTATAGAATAAATCGCAGGATCGTAAAGCGTTTTATAATCTATTTCCTGTTCTGCTATACCAAGGATTTTATTCTTATAAGGATCTATGTAATCTAAATCCGCTACCTTCTTGTTAGACAACGTATCGTATAACGATATTGAATGAATTAGTTCTACATCAACTACCGGTTCTTGGATAGATATTGTGGACCAAGAATTTTCAGAACTATTCTTTTTAAATATTCTCACCATTCCCTGTTTAGCGTTGCCGTAACCGGGTGATCCTACTACGATTGTTGATGCTGTAGTATCTAGGCTTTCTCCAAATGATTCGAAAGTTTGTAGATCAGCTTCTAATTTTTCTGCTAGGAGATATTTGGTAGATTTTTTCTGGAAGACATATACTTGTCCTGGATATCCGTTGCTTTCAGAGAAAATTGTAGTGCTCTGGTCAAACTTAGTTTCTACAGAATCAAATGTGGTGTAAAGTTTGCTAGAAGCACTTTTTGCTCCTACTACAATTTGTTCGGTATTGGCACTAATCGATACACTAGCTCCAAAGAAAGAATTTGAAGTTTTTTCGTGGCTTATCAATTTCTGTTTAAGCCTATATTCTATATCAGAGAAACCAGAAGTTTCAAAAACAAACACAGCTCCCTGATTGATAAAATTGATATCTGATTCAGGACTAGAAATTACCAATGTTGTTCCTGTATAATCTATATCAAGATCGTACCCGAATAGATCTCCCATTTCTATCGATTCTTCTATTCCAGTGTCATTAAGAGAAGAAAGATTACCGGCAGTAATTGTTTGTTTTAATACATACCTATTATATTGATCTCGCTGATAGATAAAGACTTTACCTTTAGAAACATTAGTACTGTCGCCTACATTTATCCATGCTTCGCTGTCGGAAGGATCGTCACCTATATTAGTATAAACTATAGAACTATCAGCGATATCTAATTCTGGGTTAGATAATCTATAATAATTGTTCTGATATCTTACAACATCATTCTCGACATATTCTTCAGTTAAATTCCAGTCACCTCTGTAATTATTAAAGAATTGTCCATCACTATAAGGTGTGGAAATGACTAGAATACTACCATCTCTATTCATATTCAATCTATGACCGAATTTATCTCCCTGTTTGATTAGTTCAGATATAGATTGTTCAGTTAGTATACCAGATGCTATAGTTGACCCATCATCTTCACCTAAGAAAACATTCATAGGTAAAGAAGCTTCTGTGCTGACAGGATCAATTTGTACCCAGTCCGTTGATATGCCGTCAATAGCAATCGTGCTTTCATCTCCGATTATTTCGGTCTGAGCTTGCCAGAGTTTCTTGTCATAATAGACTATAGCACCTTCTGGGTAATAGGCTCCAGAAGAGTATTGACCAACATAATCAGAATTAACTAGATGAGACCAAGTTGTTCCATTATAAGTGAATAGATAAACTCTTCCTCTATTTAAAAAGGCGCCAGGAGCAGAAACTGCTGCAAAATAATTAGACCCTGTAATACCTATGGATATATCAAAACCAAAATTTTCGTTTTCATCTATAGAGGGGCTTAACAATGTTGTTCTATAATTCCATTGCTGATCTTGCCATTCGTAAATAAAAATAGCACCCTGATTAGCATATCCTAGGCCTCTTCCGATACTTAGATATTCTATCAGTGTTGCTGGTTCCCATCTATCAGAATATACATCTATAGACGAACCATCGCCAACGATATCTTCTTTGGCCTTCCATAACTTGCCGCCGTACTCGACAACCTCGCTAGCAAAATAACTCGCCATAGAATCGTACTCGCCTAAAAATGACGATCTGATCCCAGATGCGTTCGGCGCTCCTACGATCAAAAATCTGTTATCAGGACTTAGTGCTATTCCTTTTCCAAAAGAATTACCCAACAGAGTAGTTAATTCTTCGGGTGCGGTAATTAGATATCTACTAACTAACCTGTCGATTGATTCTGAATAAGCAATAACATAACCGGACGACGGATAACTGGTTATCGTCTGAGATAATAAATCTGCATAAACAACTCTTGTACCAGCTCCCAGCGGAACTGAAATTCCATAATCTACTATAGACTTACTAGAATAAACATTATTTTTTTGTATTACTTCATATTTTTTATCACCATTATTATCAACCCAAACTTTACTTCCCGATTTTAATAATGCGATTTCTTCTTGATCTAAAGATTCATAATTATTAAATCTAGCGACAGTAAAATCATAAACAAAGGTTATTGTGCTCGGGTCAAACGAAACAGGACTTGTTGTTGTTTTTGTAATCGTAACAGATTTTGTACCTATAGAGGTTATTTTATAAAACCCTTCTAGATTACCTATATATTTTATTCCTATTAAATCACCTTCGACATAAGAATGAGGTACATTAAATGTCAAGGTTACGTCTTGTCCGCTCTCCTCAACGCTATCTATAACTAATAATTGATTTTGATTAAATCTCAAAACTGTCCAAGAATTATTTTCAAATGTCAACCATATATGATCATTCTCGGTCAATGAAAAAATGTTTACATTTAATAGAGCATCAGAATTTTTAAGTATTCCGTCTACGTGATCTTTCTTTACAAACCCTGCAGATCTATTGATCTCGTTAAAATATATCTTTGAATTTACATCAAACGTAAAAGGCACTTTTCCTATAGTAAAATCTTTTTCAGGTATTCTTAGATATTGATCAACTATTATTCCAGATGTAGCATTTTCTAATAACGTTATCTGTGGATTTACCATTAGACTATTTTTGTCAACTAAAAATTCTATCTGGCTTAATTGATCATTTCCGCCCAAGGTACCTACTCTAAAAGCCCATTCTTCCTTTAATACAACACTATCGTCTTCAATATCGCTAGTTTTATCAAAAATCTTAGTGATAGAATTTGCTGTTCCTTTTTCTCTAATAAATCCTTGATAGAGTTTATATTGTAAAACTGGATCTTCAGCAATGTTTTCTAAATAGGTTCTAGGTTGATAACCTACCAAATGTCTAGCTAAATCTCGTTGACTCTGACCAACGCCTTCTGAATCTAAATCGTAGTAATCATCTATTTGATTTATTCTATAATCAAAATTAGGTATAAGTTGCTTTTTAGGAATTAAATCTAATCTTGTCCAATTATCATAATCAAATTCGCTGGTTCCCGATTGATTAATTCTGCTGGTGTAGTATCTATCCTGATATAAGATTATATCTCCTAATTTATAATCAGTATAGGTTTGCCAAGAATCTATTTTTACATTGTCAAAGATAAATCCTGGGCTGGTATAATCTCCGTCCCAGTCTGTAGTTCGGAACCCTCTAGATTTGATTCGTTCTTGCCTATATCCCGTAGGTTTATCATACACAACATCATTAAAAACTGTCCTGTCATCAAATACAACAACATGCTCTTTAAGAACCAAAAATCCCTTAAAGAAATATATTCCTTCATTGGTGTTAGTTGTAGAGAGCCTAAATTCTTGAAAGCCTCTGTAGACATTAATAAGGTTTTGTAACAGTGGGGTTCCGTCAGCTTTCAAAACACTATAGTCATAGAAAGAATCGAGAAGATTATCAACAACTCCCGTAGTGTTGGTATATTTTATCGAACTTGCTAGGGGACTTAATGTTAAAAGAGAACCTTCTTGCCAATTATGTTGAGTCCAGAATAAAAATTCTTTAATCGATGTAAGCCAATTTTTTGGTGTACCAGTATCTAGATCATAATCTTCAAATAAGAATCCCAGTTTACGAAGATAGAGATCATATCCAAATATAAAATCTACCACATCTTGGGCAGATGTTAAGATCGTTCCATATACCATTTCTCTGATATTTCTATCATTGAATTTTATTCTCCGAGATACCGTTATTCCGCCAACTATCGGCAGGCTAGACAATGGCTTTAAATTTTCTGCAGAAAAATCAAGTCCGCTTGTAAAACTCTTTATAGCTCTATAATACGAAGATCCATAGGATATGACTACACCGTTTCCGTAAAATTTTTCCGGAGCCCATTTCAAAAAGTTTTCAGAAACTCCGCCAACAGTGATCGTAGGATCGCTGCTGCTTTTCACTGGGGAATAATACTTGAACACTGGATCTAGTTTGTCGTAGCCTCGTATTTGCCATCCTCTGTTAACCTTTTCGATTACGATTCCGCTATAGGTCACTGACGAGACAGGAGCCGATACATTAAAGATAATGTCATAATTTTCTTGAGGTATAAACAATGTAGACGAAAGGCTGTTAGGATTTTTACTGTCTAAAAGATATCTTTGATTGTCTTGATCGACAAATCCCGACAATCTAGAAGACAGTCTTACATCAATACTTTGTAGGAAATCAGAGATAGTAGAAGGAGATAGTCCTCGACCTTTTAGATAATCTGATAGATATACCACCAACCCGGAAGTTGGATTATTTGTAGAAGGTATAGAATAATCTTCAATCGTTGAAAAATATTCGGATTCTTTATCAACAATCTGTCCTAAAACATTAAGCTCTGTATCATTATTATTGAAATTTTTAACTATAAAATCAAAAGGTCTGTATACCGCCATTGCTATTAATATAGCAAACGGAAAATCTGAACTAGATCTCCATGTGTATTCCACTGGACTTATATCTCCAGCTTTAAAATCTTCTCTGCAATTAATCAAACTGAAATTAACAGCTAGGTTGCTATCTAGAGGACTTAGTAGATTTCCTTCTTTGTCAACTGGTAGGTGATCTAGCAATGTGGGACGTTTGTATCGATCATATGTACCAGCACGAACTCCTTGTCGTATAATACCGTCTCTTAAATCTTCCCATAGCAACAAATTATTTTTAGTATAAGGAGCAGGACCATATTCAGATTCCCACCAATTAGGTTGTTCACTGAAGCCTAACATTTCCCAAGGACGAGTATGCGGGCGATCGGTGTCGTAAAACCACTGATATACTCCTCTCCAATAACCAGGCAAATTAACAGTTCTGTCTCGATCTAACAGCGTAGAATATGTATAGGTAAAACTATTTTCGCTGTCAAAATAATCGTTATTCGTAAAATCTATACTGGTATTAGATAACCATTTATAAAAATATCTTGTTAGAACTCTATCTATTTTAGATTTAGAAAATACTCCATTCTGATAATATCCCTGTCTCATGAGGTCAATATCAAAAACCAACGGATCATATTCTTTCTTAATATTATTATAGATTCTTAATTCTAGCTCTAAAATACAATCATCTCTATAGTCTCCATAGGCTGCGGTTATGCTTCCGTCGTGCCCTTGGATAACTTCTCTAGGAACCTGATAGGTATTATCTATAAATTTATAAGGAAGATATTTTTTATAGAGACCCATCTTGGTAGGTGTCGAGGGAATAAAATTGTTCGCTGTAGAAATATATTCTCTAATAACAATATTATCGCCTTCGGCTAATGTTGTCGATAAATTTAAAAATCCAAATGTTGAATCAAATGTATAATCTCTTCCGTGAATTAATTGTGATTCGTTCAAGTAAACATAAACTGCTTTATAAGACAGAGTCTGTAAATCAAATTTTTCCGATAACGTAAAAGTTTTAATTTCTGGATCTTCAACTTCATATACGATTTCTGAAAATCCACCCGAGCCTACCATATCAGAATTTGAAAATGCATCAGTAGGTAACTTTGATTTAGAATATTGTGTTAAGACTAGATCTACTAGATCCTTAGGTGGCAGATTTTCAACAGCGTCAGTGATTGCTCTAATAAAAGTATTTTTAAACTCGAGATACTGTTGGGCATTATATTCTAGAGATTTAATAATATTAAAATCTTTACTTACGGCCAGGGCTAATGCTACTGGAGCTAATCCGCTATGTTTTACTATCCTTGTTCCGTAAGGTTGAAACCCATTTAGGTCTCTTAGATTATTTTCTCCTAATACAGGTCCAACTATATCTGTGTTAAATTCTAATGCCGATTTTAAGTGGTCGGCGATCGTTCCGTATGTCAGTTGTGTGAGGTTTTGATTTAACGGATTTTTTTCTAATCCTATAGGAATTCCATAATATCCTTCATTGGGAATCGTGTTGCAAAATATCTTTAATGAAACAACATCGTTGACCGATAAGAGATTCTCAAATGTAAAAGTTCCTAGTGTTCTAGAATAAGGATTTGTTGATCTCTCTCCATTTATAAAAACTTCAAGAAATGATTCAGTTTCAAGATCAAACTCTTCCCAGTCGATAGAGCTAAACACAACCTGGTTTGTTGAAACAGTAATTATTTTGCTATCAATAATGGGTTGTATGAATTTAAATTCTGTATTTGTCCAACAATTGCCGTAAGAGCTGTCATCTACAAATTTATAAAATCCTGTTTTAACAAACTTAGATAATGTATTCTCTCCCTGTTGGTAATATACTTGATCTATCTCCCAATCAAAATTAAAAGATATATCTCCGGCATTTTCGATATTGAGATAACTTAGACTAAATCCCAATTCCGAATCTGTTATACTATTTCCGACTTTATAACTAAAAATCTTAGATCCCTGAAAACTCGAAACCGGATACAAAGTATTGTCTGATAAACTTATTCCAGTAGAATCAAAAACATCGAACATCGGAGCTTGATTGACATCTGATTTTTCTTGACTTTTAACCCACTGTTCTCCATTGTAATGATACATTGACCGTATATTTTTTTGACCTCGTTTTACTAAAACGCAATCACCTTCGGTACTAACGGAGTCATCAGTCTCTTTTAGACTAATCTGTTTTCTTCCATTATGAATAATAAAGGTAACTCTGTAAATTTTATTATTGGCTAATTTATCTGTGTCGGCTATACATAATATCCTCGCTCCTTCGAACAGAGCTTCTCCATCTACTAGATAACCGGTGCTTCCTTCGATTTTAGAAAATACATCGTCGGTAAAATCATCAATAAAGTCCACTGGATCTTTCGAAAAAGATCCGTGGTTGAATAACTGTATATTAGGTTTAAATTCTATGATCGGTCTTTTAGCCCGTCGAGTTTCGTCCGAATCAAAATCGGATAAATTAACAGCATGGGCATAATTTAACACATCTCTATGAAACCACCTATTATATCTAGACCAAGCATTAAGATCTAAACTCGATCTATTGACAGTGATATAATCTTTTCTAGAAGGATAAAATTGTGCATCGTCAAAGGGATCGGTGTCGAATCCTCCATCATCAAATAATACCTCAGGAGCTGTTTCGTTTAAATCAGCAGGAATTAATAGATTTGAAAACTTAACTAATCTAATATAAGATCCAACACCTTCTACTATCCACCTGTCTTCGGTATCAGCATATTTTTCAGGTGCTATGCTTCCAGAAAACTTTATGACTAGTCCGTTAGTTAACTCGATCCCATTTCCACTTTTATAATTTAATTTTCCTATTATTTCTTTTTCAACATCAAGGAAAGTGTTAGTATCAACATTGGCGATTAAAAATCTTCCTAAGCGATCTGGATTAGTGCTGCTTTGATAATATAATATATCGGGAGCATCGAACGGCACCGTAAAAGTAATCGTTCCGGTTTCGGCGCCATTATTTGTAGTTCCAAAATTGTAATCTAACGACGACGCTTCGTTGGCAGGTTCTACATATTCCCAGTCTTGGCTGAATTCGTCTATTGTGCTTCCATCACCTTGTGCGATATCTCTCAACGATCTCCATAGCTTGCTGTCAAACAGGACCAGTGCACCTTTCGGATAAGCCAAATCGGGATTATAGCGAAGACTACCGGTGTCATAATTTCGCTTTATAGTCAACCCTTCGCCTGGGGTATTTACAATGAAATTATATGTCTGTCCACGATATAAAGTTATTGTAGGATTATTTGTTAATCCGTCAGGATAAAAAATATAAGAATTAGCATTTGTACCTAATCTTACTCGATAGGTACTTTCAATCGACTGAGATTGTCCAGATATAATCACCGGAGGCGGTCCGTCCGGAACCCAGTAGTATTCTCTGTAATTTATAAACTTATCCCAATCGATCGGAGGATCCCAGGAATAATGTTCTTGTTCTGTGGTGATATTATCGTTATCTTCTACATTATTGAAAAAAGATAAAATATTTTTTAGATCGAGGTAATCAAAATAATCTTCAGTCTTGGTGTCTTTTTGCAAAACCACAGCCGGCTCAAGCTGATATCGACTACGCAGAGTTTGATCTGAATCTAGATATACGTCGTCGCCTCTATAAGTCTTTCCGTATCTACGTCCTATATATCCAACTAACTTATCGAGAACTCCGGGCTGTATCAATCCATCTAGTGTTCCTTGTAGGAATTTATCGTTAGTTTCTGTTTTAAAAACTTGAGGTAAGAAATCAGAACTCTTTCTGATTGGAATATTACTTTTTGGAAATTTTTTGTCTGTCATAATTTTTAACTAGAAGTAACAATGTAAGAAGGATTAGATCTCAATTCAGTGGCGTTTAATGCCTGAACTATTACAATATCATCAACTGTGGCTCCGCTAACAAATACTTCATCAGATCTGCTTTTTATTTCAAATAGGCTTCCAAATACCTGCGATTCCTGCTTTGGAAGTATCACCATATTGCTGATATCAGGAGCTGTTTGATTCGTTACATAAGTGATAAGTTCTGATAGATAAAACGTATCTCCGAAGTCCCAATTAGAGATTTCAAAAAATTCGTTGATCGCTAAAATAATCCTAACTTTTAAATCATTATCATTTATGCTCTTGGCTGGATTCTTCACTACCTTAAAAACTGCCTGTAATTTTTCTTCTGCAGTTTGACCGAATAAAATTTTGTATTCTACAGGATGATAGATAATTTCATCACTAATGGCTTTAATTTGATCTAACTGAGATCCAAAACTGATTCTCAAACTGTCACTGTTTGGTGCTTCTGGTTTAGTTGTTAGTGCTCCTGCTAGATAGTTTCTAAATTCTGTATCATAGCTTCTAGGTAAAATATAAACATCGATTATATTAGTAGAACTAGGATCAATGCGTCTATCAACATTGGCGTTATGTATATAATGAAACTTTAATGTTGGTCTTCCTACAACCACTTTGTAGGAACTTTCAAGGATAAAAGTATTTGTAGATTTGTTCACACTCTTAACAACGGCTTCATCTTGATTATAAAAATATACTAGTCTACCATCAGTGAACTCTGTATCGTTGATGTTAACTAATGATTCCCTGTTTCGAATTAAAATATCTCCGCCACTGTTATCAATAAAATCATATACGATTTCTCCGTATATGTCGGTAGTTTTTCTAAAAAATAAAAAGTTTAAATCAGCATCTTCTCCTACGATCTGTTCAAACTGCTCAGGATTATCAATAACTCCGTCGTTGTCACTGTCAATGAATCCAATTTTTATTTCGTTGGCCGCTTGGTAACCGTCATCGAATACGATCGTATCACTGATTTCAAAACTTAAATCAGCTATCAACGGGGTTATAAAATCACTAGAAGTATTGATTCCTAATACTTTTATTTGATCTTTCTGTACTGTATTGTTCTTTGCATTATAGGTTTTTTGGCTTGGATCAAAATAAAATCTATTCTGTTCTAAACTACCAAAGATATAATCAAGAGTTCTAACTCGAACAACATACCTATCTGTTTCTTTAACAAAAGAAACTATCCAACTCGAATCTAAGTTTGAGCTAGTAGTATCTCCTGCTTTGCCTAAACTAAATGCTGTTAATAAATTTAGGTCTGCAGCATCGATGATTTGCCAACTCGTTGAAGCCACATCGTATCTTATTCCAAAGTTTAAATTAGAGTAGATTAGATTGACCATTTCATTTTCTAAATCTGTTGGCAAATCATTAACAAACTTTGGAACAATTCTAGTTGCTATAGATCCCGTCGGAACTATATCATTAAATTTTATTGGACCTAGTCCCGATGCAAGTGCACCGTTGCCTGCATTGGTTCCGTCGCCAGCTACCGATACAACCTTCGTCCATATTTTATCTCTCTGCTCTGGATCGGTAAGATCAGTATCAACAATTTCTCCGTTTTTAAAAGATTTTCCGGTTGGTGGAACAAATTTTATCAAAGCACCGATAGTAACGTACTTTAAAATATTTGTAGTATAACTTCCTACTTTTAATAGAGAGGAATCGATAGCATTTGAAAAATATCCGGTATTCTGATTAATATCTGTGGTCACAGATGTCCACTGTGTATTTGAATCAGAAAAGAAAATTTTATTAAATTTAGTCAAATAGAAATTATAAATTCCGGTAGAACTAAATTTAGGTTCTACGGTATTTCTAATAAAATTATAGATATCTAGTCTATTGGTAAATTTAAAATCAAAAGTCAATTGATCTTCTTCTTTGTAGATATAACCATCCGATCCATAAACATTAACACTTGAATATTTTCCTGATGCATCAATGATTTCAAAGTTTCTAGAAATGCCACTAGAAGTTCTATTGACTGCCTTTACCTTTAAAATATTTTGACTGCTAGCTAGAGGAGCTAAATTATAATCTTCTCCGGTGATCATCCTATTCTGCGTATAATAAAGAGCAGGAGCATTGGTTCTGATAGTGTCGATGTCTTCTGATGGAGAAGAATTATTAACTGTATACTTTAAACTAAGTCCTATCGACAAGGTATTAATAACACCTTTCTTATTAAGATAAGGAATAGTGATATTAATTCCTCGCATATCGTTGGGACTTATCTGATAAGAAAGACCGTTACTGACTCTATAAAAAGTTCTAAAAGATCCTCTAGGTAGATTTCCGTAAACTCCATCTGCGAATACCAATTCAACTTTGTCATTTTCTTTGGTAACAACATTATAGATATTTCTAATATTGCTGTTTATGCTGTTGTAAGCAATATTATTGCCTACCAAAGAAGAAACTTTAGTCCATTCGAAAATTTGATTTCCGCCAGCATCTAAAGAATATAACCAAATATCATTGTTATTAATATTTTCTGTCGCTATGGCTACTTTTTCATTTACTGTCGGTGCATCGATATTAAAGTCTGCGACTTCAAGACTACCCTGTTTGAATAACAGAAAAAATCCTGTATTATTAGATCCAGCGCCTTTGCCGTCCTGCTTATAAACGAATCCCAACTGTCTTCCTGGTAATGGAGATTCTTCGTAAATTTCCTCAGCATCTTTAAAAGATGTGCTGACTAATTCAAAGGACATAGTTCGTCCAGCCACGCTTTTATTATAAGCGTATATGGGCACATCTGCAGAAGCTGATCTAAATCTGTACTGATCTGTAGTGATTCCGTCGATCACTGCTGTTCCCTGGCTTCGACCAAATTCTGTATTATCAGCCATGGCTGAATTCAATACTGTAATAAACTGTTCAGCCCAATTAGGATTTGTGGGGTCGTTCCAAACAATAACCTGTTGGGCCAGATTTCTGCCGTTACCGTCTAAGATATTTTCTGAAGTACTAATAGTATCAAATTTTAAAAGTCCAGTGGAGGGAATGTTTCTCTTAGCATTGTAACTTAGCATTCTAGCTAATCTCAGCACACTTTCCTTACGTTCAGCGAGATCGATAAAGTTTTCTCTACTAGCTAAATCTATACGAAAACTAAGGCTCTGTCCCATGAATGCGATAGCATCAACCAATGCCATATATTCAGAAGATTCGATGTAGTCATTGAAATCTTCTGCGTAGTTTTCTCTTAGATAAGTGATGATGACACGACGCAGATTTTCAAAATCATAAGATTTGAAATCAGCATTCTGGAAAGTTTGATAGATTCTTGTCCAGTCTTGGTTTAACAAAAGATTGTTTAATCTCGCAGTCGTGGTCATATTTTCATTCCTATCTTGTATTTAACATCTGTAATAAACCGGTCAGTTAATGATCGAGTTGTTTCTGTCAAAATTAAACGACATTTTTTCTAGTATATTAAAAGGCAAATATGTAATGTCTGCTTCAATTCTAATGCCCTGTTCTGTAGAATCGATAGTCACTGAATTTACACTAATGCGAGGATCGTAATTAATTATTGCTTCAACATCCTTTGAAATTAATCTTTTAACTTCGTCTGTAAACGGCTCAAAAAGAATGTCCCAGATGATCGTTCCAAAATCTGGATTCTGTAGCTTCTCTCCTTTGCGAATATAAAAATGATTGATTATGTCTTGCTTAACTAAATCAATATCATATAACTTAAAATTATTCTTGTTGGTATTGCTATCAAACCCTTTATAGGTAAAATCTTGTACAGCCTTCGACCCTAAAACAAATTTTCCTGCTCCAACTGATTTTTGATTATACAATCTAGACATTTTTTATTCCTCCTCTTTAGGAACGACCTCTCTGTCTGTTTCCTCTTCGGTAACTGCTATCGGTATTTGATTCTCATGAAGTATCCAGGGCTCATGCATCGGGACACGTTTCATGATACTTTCTACCGGTGTTTCCGATTGATATCTTTGTTTCCACTCTAACTGATTGTCGACAAATGGATTTTCAAATGTCG